CAACCGTCAGGGCCAACGTGCCAGACGTTGTGATTGGAGAACCAGCAACAGAGATCAAGCCACCAGTAAATGACTGAGCAACGCTTGAAACAGTACCTGTCGCGCCCGTGGAGGCGGCAAGCAATGTCACAACGCCAGAACTGTTCTTAGCGTACAGCTTCATGTCGGCAGTGTTGAGCGCCAACTCACCGTTTGCAAGGTTTGTGTTAACAGGGACAGCGGCGGCTGTCGCACTGTAATACAGCGATATTGGGGTGAAGCCTGTTTGTGCCATTAGAAAGTTCCTCCAGAGATACCGCCAGTGGTGCCTGTTCCAACAGTCAACACACTTGTCGATGAATTATAAGAAAGATTGGCTGATTGAGCCAACACTGATGTGCTAGACGCAAACAGCACTCCATTTGCCGTATATGTTGACAAATTTGTTCCGCCATTTGCGGTAGGCAAAACGCCAGACACGCCACTGGTTAAAGGCAATCCAGTGCCTTGTGTTAAATCAACCGTGTTCCCCGTCTGGAGTTCTTGGATTGATGTTCCGCTAATTACAAGTGGGTAGAAGTTTGCCATTTTTTATCCTCAGAAGCAGGTTACTTGAACTGTGGTTACGCCGTTATGCAACAGGACAGGAAGGTAACCATTTGCAAGAGATACATTTGTTGTTGAGCCAGAGTGCAAAAACACGGGCAAGTAAGTTGGATTCAGTTGCCACTCAGGCGCAGTCCCAGTTGATTTCAATACAAAACCAGAAGTCCCAATCCCCAACTTTGACAATGCCGTAGTGCCTGTGGAATACAGCAAGTCACCTGTTGTGTACGAAGACTGTCCAGTGCCACCAAGGTTGGCAGGGACTGTGGTCAATGAAATAACAGTGCCAGAAACATTGATTGGCGATGTTCCAGTGTAGACCTGTGAAGTGCTGAACTGGGCAAACGTAATTGCAGTCGTGCCAAACGTAATTGTTCCAACGGTCGAGCAGACGTATGAGTTACCAGCGTTGACAGTTCCGTTTTGGGTAAAGAAGTAATCGCCTTCACTCAACTGGTTGACACCGGGGCCATAACTGTTTGTATCAGTCGAACGAGTCAGAACCGTGCCACCAGTTGCCCATGTGTAGACACCGTTGTAGGCTTGGTTAACCTCGTTTTTGACCAAAATGCGGTTGGTATCGAGTAGCGTGTACCCATCCAAAATAAGCAATGGAATTGACAACGTAATGGTCGCACCAACGCCAGATGCACCGTTGTTGTACGTTACCGTGCCACCAGTTGTTGATGCAAGGCTTGCCGTTGTGGCCACTTGCACTGGTTGGTGATAAGCAATACCAGTAGAAACCAATCCATCAACATATTGCTTTGTGGCAAGTTGCAATGCCGTGGATGGGTCTTGCGTCACCGCAACCGAAGTCAAGCCACCTAAAGTCAAGGATGTTGCACCCAGCGCAATGTTAGTTGAGCCAACAGTCAAAGAACTATTTGTCAGCGATGCATTTGCAATGTTTGTCAGCGTGTTTGATGCACCGCTGATTGTCTTGTTGGTCAGCGTTTGAGCCGCAGTATTGGTGGTGACTGTGTCCGATGCAACTTGGGCAGAAGCCATGTTGAAAGCGCCACCAGTAATTGTTTTGCTGGTAAACGTCAACGCACTTGGCAATGAAATGACGGGCGTTTGACCGCCAGAAGATGCAATTTCATTAGCCGTGCCAGTCACAGCGGTTACTGCACCAATTGCTGTGGCTGAAATAGATACGTTAGCGGCGGCAGTCAGTTGTCCTTGCGCGTTAACAGTGTAGGATGGAACCAGAGAATTTGAACCGTAACTACCAGCGGTAACGCCAGTGCTGGCAATTGAAATGGTGCCAGTTGATGTAATCGGGCCACCCTGCAAACCAGTGCCAGTTGCAACCGAAGTGACACCAGAACCAGCGGCAATCGTTTGCCAACTTCCGTTGATGTAACCTTCAAACAGCGCAAAAGTTGTGCTGTAGCGCAACATTCCGTTTGATGGGGTTATAGGACGATCCCCTGTCGCACCAGCAGGCAACAATACGTTGGATGTACCGGGCAACTGAGGGTTTGAAGCAATGCCAATTTGCGGAGTTGTTGATGAGTTTGCAACGGTAATTTGATTGGCTGTTCCACTTACAGAGGTGACTGTTCCGTCACCCTGACCAAAGTTGTACCAGTTACCGCTTTGGAAACCTTCAAAACGAGCCGTAGTGGTGTTGTAACGAAGTTGACCTGCCGAGCCTACTGGGCGCTGTGCAGTTGTGCCAGACACGGCAGTTTCAGCGCCCGTGCCGGGTAACACCACATTGTCAGCAATCGCAATAGTTGGGTTGCCCGACTGACCATCGCCATTCGCAAGAGAAATCTGATTGGTTGTGCCCGTGATTGTGCGAGGGCTAAGACTTACCCCTCCAACCAGCGCCACCATTCCAGAGCCAGAGAGGTTTGCAAGCGCAGAAGGCAAGCCACTCAAGGCCACCGTTGGGTTGCCAGAAACGCCATCGCCGTTAGTGACGGACAAACCAGCGCCAGAAGAGGCCACAGAACGGCCCGTAATGGCCGTAGAAGACGTTTTAACCTGTATTCCAGTACCAGAGTTCACCAAGGACAACAAAGCGCCTGTGGTGCTGATATTGAAAAGTCCTTGAGCGCCACCATCAGTAGTCACCAAGCCATTGGTCACGCCAACATAACGACTGTTGGGCAACTGAGGTGTCTGAGAAACTGTCAGGTACGAATAAGTTTGCGTAGGCGAGTTTGCAATTGCGCCAGTTGTGGTCTGAACCGTGACCCCATTTTGGACGATAGGAACCGCCTCAGTGCCTGTAATAGCACCAGCGGATGGGAGTTGGGTAATGACGACTTGTGCAGACATTTATGTACTCGTATTGTCGGGCGGGTTGGGCGCAATCGTGTCTTCGTTGCCGTTATTTGTCGGCGTTTGGGTATTCCCTTGCGTCGAAATCTGGAATTGGCTCGAACCATCAAGGTTCTGGCTACCAGTCATCAAATAGTTATCGCCAGCACCGATAGGCGTGTCAGGGCGCGGAAACCGCAGGTTGATACGTTCCGTCTTGCGGGCGGCAAGGCGATAGGGGTCAAACTGATCCCTGCACCCTTGGTCGCACACCCGCAGGCCGGGGAAGTTGGGGTCTGGCCCCAATGTCACAAAGGCGCGTTTCATCTTGCATCGGTCGCATACGCCGATTGCAAGAGAAGTTAAACCTGTTGTGTCAAGAAAAATAGGCATTACGCTGTGTACACCGAAATGTTCGGTGCCCAGTAAATTGGTGAGCGATCACGCTCTTCGGCTTCAGCATCTGCAAGGTACTTGTCCGCCATTTTTTCAAGGTATTGAATTCGATCAATAGCCACCTGCGGCATTTCAAGCGCCATGCGATGAGCCAGCATCATTTGCACAGCCTCATACCAGCGTTGGGGAATCTCAAGCTCATCAGTGAGCGATCCAACATCTTCAATTTGGCGCGAGTACCAGCACACAATCTGCACAAAAGCAGTCGATGGGGTCGGCCAAACATAAATTGTAGGTTCTGGGATTGAACGGTCAAACCAGTATTGATATGGCTGGTTGGCCGTAAAATTCTTGTTTGGCAAGTTGGTGTAGTCGTCGCGGTTCAAGCCAGACATCTGCACCTCAAGCGAATTGTTTCCAAAATACAACTCACGCAAAGAAAGCGTTGAGTTTGCATAGGCGCGAATGCGGTAGTACGGAACTGTCTGACCAGCAGTGATGTCAGTCCACACCCAAGTATTGTTGACAACAGCAATTGAGCCAAGATCAATCAACGTACTCCATGTGGAATTATCCAGCGAGTATTCGTAGATGATTGACCAAGTGCCAGTGGCCGCAGGCAAAAAGCCAATTGAGCCAATGTAGATTGGGTTTGATGGGCCAAAGTTGACTGCAATATTTCCATTGGCCGATGTTTGAGTGCAAATTGTCTGCGTATCGCCGTCATAGACGTTTGCAACCGTGCCGCCAGCCGAAGTGGTATATGCCCCATTAGGACGCGCCATAGTGCGGTACAAGACGTTCCAAAGGTCAATCGTGCCCTTGGGCAGGGTGTAGATGTAATTGTCTACCTGCGCCCCCAAAACCTTCTTGGTAATTGTCCAAAACTGGATACCACGGTTGCCAAGGTTTGATAGCAGGAAATACAACGACTGACGGGCCGATAGCACCTGCTCAGAGGTCAACTCTTCAGCAAGTTTTCCACAGCGACGAGCGCCGTGATCAATCAATGTCTGCACATTGATGACTGTGGCTCCTACGGTTCCAGAATACGCCATGTCAATTCCTTACCATCCGGGGCAGTCCCACCGCTTGAGCGATGCTTTGGCGCGTGGTGCGTCCCCTTTAGAGTGTTCTACAACCCCGCTCATGCGGGCGCAAAATGAATCCTTACGGGCACCACCTTTGGGCTGTGGAGCTTTCAAGTGAGAGCCAGTCTCTCTATTGTATTTGTCTCTGCCCTTTTGCGTAAGCCCAGCGCCTGCTTTTGTCGAAAGTTTTTCACCACGACCA